AATTGATGTGGCCGATTCCACCTTGACCTGGATGCGCCGCAGACCAAATCAGAACCCCTTCTTTCTTGATGCAATTTACAACCGCCTTTACAAAGTCTGCCGCCTCCTCTTCTGGAAGATGTTCTGCCACTTCTAGGCAAATTACTAGCTCTGTTTTTTCTTTTACATCAAAGACTGATTTTTGCTGAACGAATTCGCTGTACTTAATTCTTGGGTTGATGTCATAGCCAATAGCATTGATTCCAAGTTCACGCATTGCCTTTACGTGCATCCCAGGCCCGCATCCAAGATCTAGGACCTTGCCAGGCGAAAGCTCATCAGAAATCCATTGGGCGAGTCGTGCAGCAAATGGCGACTCTTCTATTTCGATTTCTGCGTAATTAAAATAGGTGACCTCGTACCAACCTTTACGATAAAGATCATTCAGTTGCCTGAATATCTTGTCATATTGCGCCCCACACGCCTCCAGGCTGTATTTTGCTCGGGCAGTATCAGCAATAAACTTTCTGTCCAAATCATCTACTGCGTAAACGCCATCCAGCCAATCTTGCAGCGTGTGGCATCGAAAGCCCATGCCTGGCTGCACAGTTTCCGTCATTGCACCATAGTCCACAGCAACCACTGGAGTACCGCACAGCATTGCTTCGACTGCCATCCCGCAGAACGGTTCAGTAAAAACAGTTGGCGCCAGCAGGGCCAGCAGGCCCCTGAGGGCCAGGTGCTATAACACGAACAACATTTGTCCCGCCATTTTCAGCAACAATGACAGAAACTTTCGTGACAGAAGGATTTACGGAAGTCATTGAGTGTAACCCTCTGAAACGTAAATGGTGCCTTCTAAATAATACTCAGCAATTCCACTGCCATTCTCAAGCCTTACATCATAAAAACATTCATCGGGCAGGGTGGAAGTTTGCGTATCGGAAAGAAATAATTGAATCTGTCCAAGCGCTCGATTTGTATAGGTTACAGAGAAGTCGGCATATTTTAAGCTTCTATCTTTATTCCAAACCTGAGCCGAAACAGTCCAGTCAGTCAAGTTGAGAGGCACTCCCTCGGAGGCTTCAAAATGAAGTGGCAAAGGATGGTCCGCTCTGCGTTGAAGCGGAAAATTGTAAATACCAGGCTCTACCGCCATGCCCCAGGCAGCGCAAGTGCCATCATTGTATTGGAGCTAGTCAGTGGCGCTCGGGTAAACTACTTGCGCTTTGTACTTGGCACAAAAATGCAATCGCTTGTGCGTAATACGGTGAATTGGTTTTGCCGGCCGCTTCAAGAGCCTTTTTAACTTGCTCCCATTTTTTGCGTTCGGCAAAATTCATCAGCCTCGCCCCTGCCCGCGCATTTTCTTTTTGCCCCTGCGCTGAGGACGAGAATGTTGACCCTGACCTTGTGAGGTGGTTTTGGGGCGACCGGGTTGATGCTCGATGCGAGCAGTGCCGATTTTAGAACGAACAGCCATTTTCAGCTCCAGCTAATGCTCAGCGCGCCATTGATGCCATCAAAATCAAGCGTAAACGTTTCGCCATTATTCAGCGAAAGCTCTTGCCCGTAATCGCTCCATCCAATTAAAAGCTTTGATGCGCTTGTATCATTGTAAAGAGCGACATAGCGAAACGCACTGGTTACGCCACTTGCGCTAATGACAAGATCATCGAGCACAAGTTTGTAGACTCCAAGCGTTTGCGCTGAGCTTACAGTAGTAACATTCCTAGACGAAAGATTCGTGTAAGAAATTTGCGTTAGATTGCTCAGTGTTGTATCTGTGCTCAGCGGTGGATTCGCCGCACTCATCAACGCAACGCTCAATTGATCGCTGCCGAGATTGTGCCTGGCTTCCGCAAGGTCTTCAAGAAAGCAGTAAAAGTTGTTAAGTGCGGCCATGACTTAATTGCAGATACAACAATAAAAATCAGGCAATAATTCCGATTGCCCGAATACGAGCAAGCAGAGTTTCAAGAGTGCTCTCAAGCTCCCGGCAATACTCAAGCAGTTCTGCGTTTGTCGGTGCAGCCGCATCTGCAATGGTGATCGAACCATTGGCGGTAGGAAGAGTACCAGTAGTTGCGGTAACAGTAATGTCAGGAACTGCAGCACCCTGAACTACAGGGGTTACATTGTAGAAACCAATTTTTTGAGTTGCTGCTGTACCAATTTTGGTGCCGGTTGTCGTACCAACAACAATATTGGAGGCGTCAGCAAGAGTGTGAGTACCGCTAGTCAGCGTGCCACCGGTCAGATCAAGCGGTGTGTTGCCAGCACCAGAAGCAACAAGGCCAAGGGCTTGAAGCGAATCGAGCAGATCGGCTGTTACCAGCGGCTGAACAACGGGAGTGGCGTTGAAGAAGCCAAGTTTTTGGGTCGTTGCCGTACCGATTTTGGTACCAGTAGTTGTGCCAACGGCAAGGTTCGAGCCTTCACTCAGGGTGCCGCCTGCAACAGTCAGGTGGCCAAGGTTTGCGGCGCTGAGCGTGCCAACGTTGATATAAGCGCTGTTGGCGGCATTCCTGATTTTCAGGGTGTCGGTTGCAGTATCTGCAAACCACTGAAATGCAAAAGTTGTACTTGGCGCAGAGGAGCCAGAATTATTCGTGGCAATTGCGCTAAGTGCTGTATTGATGTCGGCCCTTACAGTCGCCCCAGAGGCGTTAGCGATGTCGTAATCGTGCTGTGCCATTGAAAACGAGGATGCTCGTCACATCCTAAGGCAGATCAGGGCCAAAGGCTATTTTACCTACTTCCATAACCTTGAGCGGTCCATCCATAGTCTTTTGTGACGACGTTATCGTTTGCGTCGTACCATGTCACTGTTGCGCCCAATGCAGTCAAATTTGTAATTTGATAGTAATTACTTGGAATCGTATTAAACCCACTAATTGTCATGACGGGCGGTTGATAGAATTTTGCACTGAAAACAATTGGGGCGCTGCTGCTCTGGAATCCGCTGTCAATGCAATCGTTCAACTTCACCCAAACATTTGCCCTTGTTATTAATAAAGTAGCTGAAGTGTCCGTAATTGTTGCATAAATCCTAAACTTAAAATACCTTCCTGTTGCGAGTTCCTGGATTCCGGTAATGGGCCTAAGGACTGGCGCCCAATCGCTGAATAAAATTCCATCGCTACTTGTTGAATATTCGATAATTGCATTTACGCCAGAAGAACCCTGTGCGCCATCGAAGTCATTCCAGGTGTCCAGCAGATCAACTCGAACGTCAATAGTAGAACTTGTAAGCAGACGATTAAAATTTATGTATCCACCTACCGTAACTTCAATAATCTTGCCAAGATCAAATGGAGTGGCTTCAAAGTAATATTCGCCAATTGGCGTAGTGCCAGAAATGCTATCAATACTTTCAATGGCATCAAAGGCGGAACTGGTTAGTCCGTCTAGCAGCGCGATTGAATCAAATGCGCCAAGTGCATCAATATTGCTTGTGTAATCATCAATTGGTGACTCGTATGTATCTATCAATTCGTACGAATCAAGGTCGCCGCCATAGCCAATGCTGTCAAACAACCCACCGCCTTCAAGAACCAGTCCAGTACCAGCGGCTATTGTTTTATAGGTAAAATTAACTTTTTGCCCCGAAAACGGAGGGGCCTCCAGTTCCGCTTCGACTATGTATGGCGAGTATCCAACAACAGGCGATGAAGTAATAGTAATGACAGAAAAGCTTGAACTGTAGGATCCAGAGTTAGATTTGAATTTCGCCATAATATAGAAGCCGCTTTCGTCGAAAGGCGGTTTTGGCGGAATTGATATTGTTATTGACCCACTGGAAATTGCAGTAATTGCAATTTCAGTTCCTTGACTCCATTCGTCTAATCCAGTTGCAAGAACAGACTCAAGACTGCTTCTCAGTAAATATCGAATTTCTATTTGACCACTGGAGGCAAGACTGGAATCTTGCGGCTGACTCCAACTAAGCCCTAACTGATCAAGACCAATAATTTGCGCCGTAAAATTTTCTACTTTTTCAACTGTGCTTGAACCTGTTTGATAGCCAAAACCCAAGGACGGCGAAACGTTGGCCGGATCAGAGGTATTGCCGTAAACATCGTAAGATACAACTTCAATTTCATAACTGCCCGCATCAATCCCCGGAATGTCAATGGACGGGGCGATAGTGTCAATTACTATCCAGTTTCCGCTTGATGCCATTTCTTTTACTCAGTGTCTTCGTCTGTCTTTAGTCTATAGCGCACTTGGTAGCCAACAGCATTTTTTTGACTCGCCCAACTTAAGGCAAGTTTTGATTGCGTAACACCTTGATCGTCAACGTATGTCGCTACCTGTGAAACAATACTGGAGGGGCTTGTCGGTCTAGGTATATCCTGTGGTAGATAATCCTTGAATACAAGTGAATTTCCCCTTTCAACATAGTCGTATTTGCTTTCGTTGTATGAAAGGGCGGTAATTGAATACTCTCCATTTTCTTCTTCCTGTACGCCCATTACCCTCCAGGTAGTGCTTTCCATAACACTGTCATTCATGACGAATGAACCACCAACAAGAGGCGCAACACTAAAGCTGCTTGTCACGATAATCTTTGGTCCACTTATCGACGAAATTTGCTTTTCGATTACCGTGCCGTCCTCTAAAGTGACATGAACATAGCCAGTGCCATTGACGATCAAGTCAGTATCACCATAAGCATCTACAACAATGTAATTGCTGCCAGCAGCAATAATTCGCCCCCCTCTTCTTGTGCCAGATTTAAGCGGGTCCGAAATGCTAATGATGCTTCCTGGCCTGACACTGACTCCACCATCTAAACCGCATTTAAAAGTAACGGTTTCACATTCGTTTTGGTCTGTGTAAACAAGCCACTCTCCTAGTCGATAAGCCTGCGAACGGCTTGTCGTGGCGAAGGCTGTAACTTCTACAGGGAAATAACCATATTTTTCCATCGCAGCAGGATCTTCAATTAAAACGAAATCATTTTCTTGCTTGTCTAGATTCAAGTAGCTAACTATTGCAGCGGTATGCCTTGTCCTAAGGCTGCTTGTTGCATACTGAAAACCGTCTTCGCCAACATTTGCTTGCGTAAAAAGAAAAACTGGGTCGGCAGGCGCATCCTGCGCAATCATTAAAGTTCCTGCACCCCAATAAGGCATGGCCCTAAACACAGAACACAGATCATTGATTACCTTGTAAGCTTCATCTTGATTTTGTATTGAAACATTACAGGAGAAGCGTGGCTCAAATTCACCAAGGCCGTTAGAGACGAGTTCATTGCAATAAACACTTGCTTTGTAGAAAGACCACTTATCAAGGTCTCTGGATTTTATTTGATGGCCCAGTCCATACCTACACTCTGTCAGCAGATCCCAGAGACACCAACATGGATCGCTGCACCACGTAGCGGCTCTAAAAGTTCCATCCCAAGTGCCAGAATAAATCAAACGCCCATTTGAGGAGTCAACAGTGGCGTTAGAAGGAATTTTTACTTTGATTCCACGAATCCGATATGACCTTGTAGGAACAGAGCTGAAGTCTTTTGCGTTCAGTCTTAACGCAACAATTGCAGAATTCGGATACCTTAATTTGGCATCTGTAATTTCTGTATAGCTAGTCCATGTAAAATTATTTTGAAGCTTTGGATCACTGCTGTCGCCTGTAAGTCTTACAACGCGAACTGAAACCGGAAACGGACCGCCACTAACAGAGAAAATTTTGTCTCTCTGATAGGAATCTCCAGTTCTTCCACTTACTGTGTCGGTTAAAACATCTACAAATGCACCACCTCCATAGGATGCTTGTATTTTATAGCTTAATGAAGTCCCTTTAATGTCTCCTTTTTTTGTTATTTTTTGCAGCGCTTCAACGGTTATCGTGACGCGCACTCTATCAACATCAGGATCATTTATCGTTCTTGTTATTGGTGTATTTTTCTTTACTTGAACGCCCACGCCGACTTCATTTTCTGCTGTCGGAAAACCGGCTATATAGGTTTGATTATTAGTGCCAAATCTAATGCTTAGGCTGACATTTTTAAAGTTATAATCCCCAGAGCTGAGGGAGGAAAGATTTGCGCTTTTGTTTAGAACTGGCGTTTTATCGAAATAGATATCCTTTAATGCGGCAATGTAATAGTTTGGGTCGCTTTGTGAATAAGTTCTGGCTGACGGAAAACCCTCTATTTCACCTTCGCCAATCAGTTCAACAATTCTAACTACTGCAGAAGAATTGAGTGAATCTTTTGCTGTTTTTGGCGTATAACTTCCGCCCCCACCCTTGCCTCCACCGGATCCATAAATGGGATGACCAAAAACGCTACCTGCGTTATGAACCCGAATTCCGTCTGCAATAAATGTATGATATGCGTGTACTGTTAAATTGTAGACCTTGCATTGTGACGCTCCATCCTCTTTTTTGACGATTGGCCTGAGATGACCCCTTGCATCAATCAAGCAATCATCTGGGCCAAGAGTATCAATTTGTACGAAAGCATTGTATTGATTCAGTACCCAGTGATTTGGCGTTGCTTCTAATATCTCTCCTCCCCACACGTAATAGAGATTGGTAGCCTCAAGATGCTCGTGTACTTTTAATACTTTTGATACAGCGAGATTTCCAAGATCATCGAAGCAGATAACTTCATCGCCAACAGATACCTCGTCAATTCTTTTGGATCCGCTTGGCGTAAGAATCTTAGTGTGCCCAGCAAAGCATCCACTGCCAGAAAGAGGTCTTGCCATCGCCCTAGGTGTCGTAAAGAAATGCTAGCAGCTTTTATTCGTTTGTAATATCAATGCCAGTTGAAATCGAAACAGATCCAACAATTGTTTCTCCATATATAACCGGTATTGCAACTCCAGGTCTAGCGCTATTCACAATGCCAGAAAAGATGTAACTTTCTTCGCCTCTGTCCTTTTTCTGCTGTGCTGGCGTGGGTGCCAAAAGCTGGGCAACGCCGCCAAGAACCAAACTCGCGCCAATGCTAAACAGGATTGGATTAAGAGCAACTCCAAAAATTGCAATACCCGGTATCAAAAACGAAACTGCGATAAGAAAAACTCCGGCAATGATTCTTCCAACAGCACCAGCGCCAACGATGACTGGCGTAATGGAAATGGTCTCAGATACTCCAACCGGATTATGCAATTCCTCTTTCTCAAGGGCATACCTGCCAGCCCTGACTCGATACTGCTGATCGTACATATATTTTTCAAGCCAGGGGAAATTGGCGACTAAAAAGCGAACTGCCTCTGCAACTGTTTCAACTTCTGCGGTAAACGTATGCCTTCCCAGTTTTTTGGCTAACGCACCATAAACTTTGATTGTTCGCATTTTAGCATTGAGCCAAGCCTTTCCAATCATAGTGCCTTAAAACCCTGCCTGTACTTTTCCTGAGCCAATCACAGTAAATATCCCTACTGCTTAGCCTTCCTCTTATGTGATGCAATACTCTATTCTCTCCTAAATACACGGCGCAATGATTCAAGTCCTTCGCTTGTATTGACATCAGCATTAGATCACCCGGCAATACTTCCTCTTCTTCTGTGTTAATTTGATAGAATCCTGTCTCTTTCCAACACTTATCAAAGTAGGGATTTTTCTCAAACTCCTCTGGTGTCAAAACCCTGTCCCAGTCCCGAAGCTCAAGCCCCTGCTCGGCGTACCAGTCCCTCGCTAGGGTCCAACAATCGGAGACGGCCCATGCCCATTCCCGCCCGATCAGAGGCGCCTTGTAGCCGCACGGATGAACCTCTGCCCAGGTGTTGAGGCGCGGATTGCAGATGATCCAGGTCAGGCCAGAAGCTTCGCAGGCGATTCGATCTGCCTGGCTGGGATAGGCGGGAGTTACAGGATGGCTGTGAAAGATTTCGGTTATTTCACCAATTGATTCCGCACGTTCATAATCTGCGGGATCGAGAATAAATAATTGATCCGGCTCTGGTGATAAATTCTTACAAGGAACATATCTCTCTCTGCCTTTGACAATAACAACCAGTCCACATGCCTCATTCGGAAGCTCGGCAATTGCGTGATCAAACGCTGCTTGCTTTGTAGCCTCGTTCATAAATCGCTCAGACCTGGGAATCCTCCGAATGGTAACTCTGCTGCAGTTCCAAATCGAGCTTCGCAACTACTAATTCTTTTGCCGCAAACATCCTGTGATTCTTGCGTGACAGCAACATCATTTTCATTAAATAGCTTTAGGCCTGTATACCCGCATTCAGTCCCTCTGTATCGCCAAAGACAGGTATTTGGCAGTACAACTCGCTTTGGTATTTTCATGCCCGCCAAGTCAAAAGCGGCTACCAATTCAAATTCAACTAGATCTTTGCTTTCTCCAGACTTTCGATCAATGTAATAAATTTCTTCTGGCAGCGAGGCTAGTGGATCTGGCGTACCAAATGGGTTAATATCATTTTCAAAATTAACAGCATCAAGGAAGCGAGCAAGCGTCCTCTTTCTTGTTACTAAGGCACCGGCCAAGTTATTATGTCTATTAAATAAATTAACTTCCGCCAAAACTGCTGTAATCGTTCCATCGACGTTTGCGATCCTTACTTTTGGGCGAGGAAGAGAACCGTTGCCCTGATACTCAAATCCCTCGGCCTCCACGGGCCAGGAGTAATAGGTATCGCCAGCCCATATAAGATTTCCGCTGACAGATTTTGCGTTGACCCCAGCGTGAAATCTATAGATCTCGCAAGCGCCTTGAAGACGCGCTGAAGTTTTAACTTCAAATAATTCAATAATTGCGGATGGATGAAGAGAGGCTAACTCTTTTCTTACTTCAGCAGTGACTGCCATGGCTCATGCCTTTGCCGAAAATATTCTACAGTATACTCACTGGGATTTTCATGTTATAAAATTAATTCAGAGGGAAAAGTGGTCATGAGGCTTACAAAATTAAATCACTCAAGAGCAAAATACTGAAGACTAAAACTTCTACTGGAAGTAACGTCTACCGCACTTGCAATGATTGCAGGAGCTGTAAATTGACTGCCGCACTCCTCCTTACCTGGCGTTACCTGTAAAGGCAGGGTGTAGGAACCACCGCCAGTGCTTCCATAAATTGCTCCACCTACCAATCCAGCTGTAGAAGCTTGCCTTATTGTAATATCGGAATAGTAAGTATTGGACGCAGTTCCAAAAACATTTGTTATCGGACTTATAGAAAGAGGGATTGACCCTTGGCCAAAATTTCTATAATAAGACAAAAGACATACTTCTGCATTGAGAGTTGGAAGGTATGTAGCGGCTGCTGCTGTAACTCTTGGGCTTCTGAAATTATTTCCAGAATATTTTGATGCGCCAAAAACCTTGGAAACATTAGAGCCGCCGTTGGACCCATAAATAATAGTAGTTCGTGAAACGTATGAGATGTCGGTCACCTGAGTGCCGCTCATTGTTACAGAAAGCTCAACACAATAAGCACCAATGCCCGAATCAACAAATACACTTGGATAGTAATAAAAGAATATTTTTTCGTTTCTTTGATCCAAGAAAGCCTGGCAGGACATAAATCTCATTTCAAATCCTGAGGATGCAATCGAACCCGACCAACTAGTCAGCGTTGCACGAAATACAAAAGCGGGCACTGATACATGAACCTGTTTTTGCATACCCGCACCGTAAATAGCAATTTCAGTAGTAACTCCAGCGGTAGTGCTGCTTGTTATCCATACGACAACAAGCTGACCATTGCCAAGAAATCTTACTATGCTTGCGGGTCGTCCACCAGCACTAGGCAACAAATATCCTTCCGAGGGCAAATAGGGTGACGATCCAGCGCAAACACAAGGAACATTGCTAGATGTCAGTCCAATCGTATAAGTATCAGAGCCAAGTTTACCCTGTTCAATTATCACTCCAGCATTTTGCCTGTATTGCTGCAATGGAGCTCCGCTGGTTCCAGAAAAAGCAGTGCTGCAATTAGTAGCAGAAGAACGAAATACAACAGTATCAGACAAAGGAAGGTAGCGAAATGATGTGAATTGTGCGCCTGGTCCGGATTCGTCGGGAATACAAACGCCAGGTGCAAGACCAGTTTGCCAAAATCCGTTATTAACAAAAACGCGCCCCCAGGCATATGCACCATATGCTATGTCTATGGCACATACAAACATAGTTATTGGTGCTGCAAAAGACTGCCAGGGCGAATAATAATATTGACCAGCTATAAGTAAAAGATTTTCTTTTTCGTTTGCGTCAATTGCTATTGGGCCATCGTTAAAACTTATTGCCAATGCCGGATAAGCTCTAGACCAAATATGATTACCATTCTGATCAAATTTTGAAATATTTAATGTTCCGCTAAAATTGTAAACGAGAAAGATGTCTCCGTTATCGGTAGTGTAGGAATTTGAGGAATAGGAAGAAACAAGACCTTCACTTCCGGTCGTAGTTCCGTTAAGTCTTGCTAGCCAAACATTGAGAAGTGGATCAACGTAATAATCTCCAAGATCAGTTTCGCACAAATAATCCTGATCGCATTCTACTAAAACTGGTACGGCTTGCGGCAGAATGAGTTCAAATACCTTTCTTAGTATAACACTAAACGTAACAGCGCTATGACTAGATTGCACAGCGCTCCAATCATCTATTCTCCAGTTCGAGGCAACTGAAGAATCCGGTGGAACCCATTCAACAATTGTATTTTTTTCACCGCAGTATCGAGTAAGAACAACCTCAAAATCATTTGCGTTTTGAATATTAACAGTGAACGTCATGTCCCATTCGGGCCTCAATGAGTTCAGGCCAAATATATAAGAAGATTTGTAACCATCTCCAAAAGTGATTCCTTTATTTTTATTTTCTGATCGCTTTAAAGCGCCATAATCAGGCGCAGAAACCAAATCAGTTTGATCAAAGTCAAACCAAGTATCAATAGTAGCTACACGATCATCAATATCAAGATACGGAAACTGCGTCATTTACCATTTGCCTTTTGGGCACTTAGCTGCAGCAATTCTAACCTTTGCCGGCATAAAACATCCGCATACGCTGCATTGCTTAATATGTGCCCGCAAGAACTCACATTTGCCGCAAATAATCAATCGCTTTTTTGCTTGTTCGGAATCAAAAAGAGGCTTCACGATCAAGCAGTGGGGTAAGGGATGGAGAGCGGGACAAAGCTGGCGGTATAGCGGGCGACGCCTTTTGTGATGCGGAGCTCGTCAATGTAACCATTTAAATATTGCAGTTCTACTGAACCAAGATATCCGATTCTCAGCGTAGTGTGAGTGCCGTCAATGTTGCTGCTATTTGTTACGGTGCTACCTTGCTGTACGCCGTTAAGGAAGATTCTAAGGCTTGTGCCCTGCCTTGTGACGGCAAGATGAACCCACTGACCTGTAGTGCTGTAAGCGCAACTGATTAAAGTAGTTCCCGCGTCTCCGAATACGAAGCCTGTCGAGCTGCCGTGCTGCAGATACCACCCTGTCCACGTTCCACTGCTATATGCGTTGCCGACTAGCAGTTGCCGCGTCGCGGACGTGCTTGTCATGTTGACCCACAATTCAACCGTAAAGTCACCCGTACCGAAATTGAACGCAGAAGAGTTTGGTACGGTTAGGTAGTCTCCATTTCCGTCAAATACTGCACTTGCTCCGCCAAACTTGCTTTGATCTGTGCTGATCTTCGCGTTGCCATTGGCAGATACAGTCTTCGGAGTTGGCGAGCTATCTGTAAAGGTGGTGGAGTTATTTCCCCCATCCATTTTTAATAACAGCGAAACATTGTTAAAATAGGGATCGTTGCCGGCTTCTGAGTTAATCGGAGCGGTGGGAGTGGTAAAGTTATTAGTGTAAATAGCGTGGCCCTTGATGATACGAAGATCGTCAATGTAGCCATTAATGCTACCATTCCAATAAGTGCCAATTCGCAACTCAGTGGCCGATAAGTTAAACGTGCTTGCAGTCGTAAAGTTGGTGCCGGCAATTCCATTTAGATAAGCCGTAACCGTTGACCCCCTTCTTGTAAAAGCAACGTGATTCCAGGTTTCGGTAGAAAGAGTTCCAGTGGAGCAGACGGCAGTCGTGGTTCTAGAAGGGTAGTTCCACATCGAAACTTCGTTTACAAAGCTTGGATGATCAAAAACAATTGTAAAAGCTGTTCCGCCGAAAGAGCCAGCGCCATTCGACATAATTCCCTGATTGGAATTAGAGTTGTTTGCGTATAACCAAAACTCGACAGTAAAGTCGCCATCAAGTACATACACGTTGTTTGAGGCGATAGATAAGTAATCGCCGGTTCCATCGAACGCACCACTCGTCAGCCCCCACTTGTATTGTGCGTTGCTGATCTTGGCGTTGCCGTAGGTGGTAACAGGCTGGCGCTTGGCGCGATCGAAGAAGCCGGTGCTGTTGGCCGGTCCCTCCATCGGCATCAACAGGCTTGTGGCGGCCAGATAAGGGTCGGCCAGGGTGCCGTAGTCGCCGTGGGGCAGGGGCGGGATGAAGTTGGTAGTGTAGCGGGCGACGCCTTTGGTGATGCGGAGGTCGTCGATATAACCCGTGTAAGTCCGTCCTGCGTACTGGATGTCTTGGCCGATGATTACGGAAGAGCTACCCACTGATGTAGATACGCTTGCTTTTGAAGCAGCCTGCACGCCGTCAATAAACATGTAGACAGTGGTGCCACTGCGCACAAACGCAAAGTGATGCCACTTGTTATCATTCAGGCCCGTGATACTGCTCTTGAAGAACAGTCCATTTTGCCACTCCCGCCAATAGACCTCGGGAGCGCCGTCGCCAGTTGCTCCGTTGAGCGAGATCAGGATGCCGCCAGCACCGCTATACGGACGGGTAAGCATTGCTGCATAGTTGTTCGTGGCGTTCGACTTGAACCACCATTCGTAGGTGAAGTCACCAGTGCCGAACGAGAATCCACTGTTAGCGTCGGCAATGGTAAGAAAATCGCCCGTGCCATCGAAATAGGCACTGGACACGCCATAGCGCTTATCTGCTGTGCTCAGCTTGGCGTCGCCGTTGGCAGTGACCGTCAGCGCATTTGGAGACCTATCGGTAAATGTCGTGCTGTTATTGCTGCCATTCATAGGCAGCAACAGGCTCACATAGTTATAGAAGGGGTCGGCGAGAGGTGCGCCCTCGTCTTCGTAGGGGCCAGTGGGAACGGAGAAGTTGGAGGTGTAGCGGGCGTAGCCTTTGGTAATTCTTAGGTCGTCGATATAACCTTTCTCATTAGCTCCTGCGGTAGTAATTACAGTGCCGTCAGTATTAGTTGAAACCATTAAATATCCACTATTTCCGGTATATGACGCATCAGAGTCTGTTGCCAACGACTCCAATACTCCATCCACAAACATACGAAAATTACTGCCCTGCCTCGTAATTGCAATGTGCTTCCATCCCGCGTTTCTAATTACGCTTGTACTGGCAAGCCCTGGTCCATTGCTGCCTGTGCTAGAACTAAAGTTGAGAACACCGGATCCACCCCAGCCTGTATTAGAGCCGTTTATAGCTATATAAAATCCACCATTGGCATTGTATACACTGGTTGACATTAAGTACGGGAAATTACTGGCAGCAGAGCCTCCGACATTTGTTTCGATCTTGCACCAAAACTCAATCGTAAAATCCTCGCCTAAGAATCTTAGCGGCGCATTGCCCAAAGTCAAATAGTCACCGCTGCCATCAAAATATGCGCTTGCTCCGCCAAACTTAAAGTCAGCGGTGCTGATTTTTGCGTTGCCAGAACCAGTCACGGTTCTTGGAGATAGTTGACTTGTGATAAAACTTGTACTGTTATTACTTCCATCCATGTGCAGCGATAATGTCACATACTCATAGAACTCGTCGAACGACCCTGTGCTGATGGGCCAAGTGCCGGCAGCGCGACGCGCATAGACCTGTTCGATCCCCCAGATACCAGGATTGCTCGCCAGGCTCCAAGTGGGGCGTCCGCCCAGATAGCCACCTTCCAGGCGCTTCATCAGGAAATCTCCTCGTAGCTAATGGTCAGATCAATTTTTCCGCTTGTATTTGCTTTGGCGTAGATGGCGTCGCCCTCTTCAAGATACAAATACTCTTCTTTGCTAAGCACTAACAGCGTTGAACTGACTGGCACAGAAATGGCACTAGCAATATATGTGTGAGTAGAGCTGCGATAAACGGTAATGTCAACAGAAAAAGCGGAAGATGGGTCAATATTGGCGGCACGAATTGTATTGACCTTAAGCACTTTGCCGCTTGCAGCAGCATTGCTCAGCGCTGCTGCCAAGCTCGAAGTACAGGAATAGGTAGCAGTTTTTCCTGTAATTGTAGTTGGCTGTTTTAAATTTGGTGCCGCCATGACAGATCAGTCTCCCCACCAATCTACTTGGAAGTCTCGATCCCAGCCGTAAACCTGAGCGGCAAGATTGCCGAAATAATTTCCAGTAGCAGAATCATAAGAAGAAAGACTGACTGTTACCACTGAAGAAACTGAAGAAATTAAAAGAATTGAGTTCCTTGTAAATGTAATCGGACTTGCGTATGCGTAAATTTGCGCTGTTTCACTTGTTTTTTCAATGCTCCTGAAAAGTATAACATTTGAAAATGCTGCAAATGCTGTACTAACTTGATCAAAGTCGTACCAAGTGTCGATAAGCGCAGTTCTTCCATCAATTGAAATATCTATTGCAAAATTGCCATCTCTTAGGAGCCTTACAGCAGATGCTTCCGCTTGTATAGCAGACAGAGTAATGCGAGTGCTAGCGCATTCGTATGAATAATGCTTGATTATTTTTGCTTCAATCTGATAGCAGGTATTGTTTTCAAGAGTTTTGTTCCAGCTTTCACAGCGATACCTTCCCTGCCTATCGGCGGGTGGCGTCCAAAGAAAGTAATTTCCATCCAGTGCTCGATCCGCAAAAAACGAATCAAGTTCATTTGCCTCTGGAATGCTAAGAACCCACCTAACAGACCATTCGGGTTCTACTTGATTCAAGCCAATTGCAGCACCCTGCTCTAATCCTCGATCAGGAAATTTAACTTTTCTATGACGAGGTTTGACGTTTTTTCTTATTGGATATACGGGGTCATATGGCGGCAAGTGATAATCAGACATTTAGACCTCCAGTGATATATCACCACTTGTCACGAACTGACAGTCAACAATTACGGCGTCATCGGAATTGGACCCGTAAGACGCTGACGTTATTATTCCATTAAAAACTATACGAAC